GGATAGGGGTGTGTCATGCTCAGTGAGCATAGTCTTCTTGGGTTCCCCCCACACACTGTTGACAGCATACTGAACGGTCGTTTTACCCACACCTGATTCTGAATTGGTCAGGTGCACGATCATGCTGTTGACGTTAAAAAATGTGTATATAGGTGAACCGAAACTAACCATAAGCGTGAACGCTCTGGCCTCATTACCGGGGGTATCGTAGTGATTGATAACTGAGCGCCATACGGCTAGGTCGCCCTTTGCTATATACAGGGGCGCTATCTCTTCCGTAGTCGAGCATGGCGGGCTATAAACCACAGTACCATCAGTAGTAATTTCCCGGCCTCCAATCAGGAAGCGTCTGTTTTTCTCATGCCATCCGAACTGATCCCGCGCTTCTGACCACCCACCTTGATCCTCTAATAATTTTACCCAATCTACAAGGTATCTCTGTAATGCTCCCAGTTTGCTAGGTGCAATGGCTACGTGGTTAGCTCCCAGATAGTCCGCACATTTATCCTTCTTGTATACGAATGATAGGGGCATCGTAAATTCTTTCATGCCGTCCTTAGGTAGGATGCGGGCAATCTGCAGCATTGCCCCATAAGTAGGATCGTTCAGCCGCTTCTGCACCCAGATATCGTTAGAGTAAATGATCTGTGCGGACTCATCATCCGTTTCATCGCTATCATTCATAGGCCCCATAAATGCCACCCCGCCCGTCTTGGGTCTAAACCACGGTTTGGGATAGGCCGCTGGAATTTCAATATGCGTGTGCTCTTCAAGACCTTGATGCCAGACATCCTCCTGAATATTATCCAAAGGGGTAGCGTGCATGATGGTCAAGCCCAGCGTAATGGGCGTATTGATCTTACCTTTCTTGGGGCAAGTCAGGCATAGACTAGGATTCAAACTCTGGAATGTTTTACATAACTGGGGCTTATCCAGCGTGTCTTCTGCTGTAGTGATAGTACCTTCAATAGAATAGCGATCCTCGTCATCGCGGGAAATAATGTGTATGGCCTCTTCCCAGTCGGAACAATTACGGGCGATAGACAATCCTGCCCGCCACAAATCCCTATGAATTTCTGGTTGGTCTTTATAAATATAAGCAATCTGTGCACAACCCGCACTGCGGACTATTTTGTTTTTCTCTAGTTTGATGTCGCCGTTTACAGTCATTACCTCGGTGGTTTCAACTACCTCTAAAGGCTTCAAACTGAGGGACAGAATCTTGCTGAATAATTTCTCACTACTAGAAATCAGTTTCTTCATCAAGGGGTCTTCTAGACCCGAAACACCCGCAAACAATTCCATACCTTCGATGGGTGCATCAACCATATACGACTTAACTGCGGTAGTAAATTCCTCAACCGTCATGAGTTCAGACAGCTTGATAACTTCTACTAGCTTAGGGTTTTCCCGGTCCTTCTGATGGAGGGTTCCCGGTATGCGCAGAATTCGCGCACCTTCTGCAGTGACTGATGGATCACACCTAAAATCTAGGGTTTCCATAGCCGCCTTAAGCGCGTCAGCCAGCGGCTTCCATGTGTTGTAGTCGATGACCTTATCTAAGACCCAGTACAAGTGCCAACCCCCACCGGAGTTGACGATCATAGGGAGAGGCAAGCCTGTCGCGTCCAGAAATTTTTGTAGACCCTCAAGCCCCTTCTTGTGAGAACCGTAGTCTTTGGCGGGGCCGCAATCTATATCTGCACGAAAGCACTTATAGCCAACTGAATTTTTAGCTGTGCGCCGTCCTTCAATAGTTTTTAAAGTCGCGCAACAGTAATACACCTCTCGATAGGCGTTCTGAAGCTCCAGAATCCGGGCATCTAAATCCCCGTCAATAGCCTCTTGAATGGGGTAGAACTCCTGTATGGGTGCCCCTGACTTATCGTGCATTAACCCCACAAGACAAAAGTATCCTGTAGACGGCAGGACTCTCTTAAAAAACTCACTCCTTGTAATAAGCATAAAGACCCTGCGATGTTAAAGAGAAGAAAGGGACCCCAAGGAGGCGGGGTCCCCCATAAGACGGCAGACGATATTAGTCGTCGTCGCCCCAATTTGCAATCACAGAATCAAGATCCTGAGGTGCGGCCTTGGATTTCTTCTCTCTAACAACAGGTTCAGCCGTCTCTTCCGGGGCTTCGATAGCCTTAGGCTTAGCAACAAACCCGTTAGAACCTACTTCTTCTTTGCGTGGTGGAGCAGGATTATATGAAATAGCTTGGATGGCCTCTTGTGTACCGCCCTTAGCTACCGCCGCCAAGTAATCATCCTCAGAAAGCGGTTTAATGGGTCTAAAGGTCAGCTTAGGCGTAGCTGATCCCGTATCAAACCGCATCTCAGTAACCACCGCACGGAGAGGGATGCCTCTTTCCCAGTTAGCAAGAAAGTTAATGTACTGTTGGAAAGGCATTTTGTTGCCTTCGCCATTACCAAAAATAGACTGAGCAGGGAGGGTCAACTGGTACACATCGCTGTTCGTAATATCGTTGCTCATAACAACGGCAAGACGGCGGCTATACCGACAAGGGCGACCCTTACCACCCACGGGGGTGACATTCATGGGGCATCCATCGCACTTGGTAGACTGCACATTTTCAGAGCGCGGATCTGGGGTCTTACCGTCGTTGGAGAAACAATCAGGACCTGCGTTCTGACCCTCCTGATACACACCAGAATAATACGCACGGCTGTTATGCTCGGCCACGTTAACTATCACCACTTCCATAGCGCGGTCTTCATTGGTAGCCACTTCTTTACCGTCAACAATCATGCGGAAAACGCTACCCCTAATGGAGATACGCTTACCACCGCCGCTCTTACTAGCCAGCTTACGGGTAAAATCATCGACACCATTCTGCAGATACGCAGGAAGGGCCGAACCATCTTTAAACATAGCAATATCGCTCATTTTCTTACTCCTTGTCGGACAATTTAGCATCCCGTTCAGCGCGAAGCGCCTCCAGATCAGCCCATTTAAAACACACACGCTTTGTAGGGCCAAAGCGGTATTCTCTAAGTCTACCCTCTTTCCTCCAAGTGTAAATAGTCATCCTACTTACACCCAGAAATTCTGCGGCCATTGCGAGGGAAGCAATGTACTCAGGTCTATCGGTCATTTTGATCTCACCGTTATGACATAGCGCCGATCCACGTTCAGACCCACGGGGTGCAAATCAGGATGGTTATCTAAAAATGTCTTCATATTGGTCTGATGCACACGTTGCTCCAGTAGGTGCATGGCATCGTTTTCTTTTATGAAGTCATACATACTTCCCCAATCGGAAGTCCAGTAGCGGGTTTTAATACCACGGGTCGCAGATCCGAACGGAGTCTTGAGACTCTCTACCCCAGCCATATCGCAAAGATCCGCCAGTTTCTCAGAGATCATATCCTGCTGTCTAGCTAATTCCGCATCCTCAGCCTTGAACTGCTCATCCAACTGTTTGCGCGCCGTGCGCAGTTTATTAAAAGCCTTAATCAATACATCAGCCTTAACGTCCATAAATCCTCCTGTCAACCGCTACCTTAGCGGCGTAGTGTTATAATGCCCTAATCTTACAAACTTGTCAAGCCCCAATCGCTTCTTTATACATAGATAACAACGTGTTCTGAGCTAAAGTCCTGTTTTCCAAGGCTTTATATAGTTTACGCTCTACATCACTGCCCACTAGATGCACCACCGTACAGGGGTTCTTTTGCCCTGCTCGGTACACACGAGCGTTAGCTTGCAGATAAGTTTCTGTGCTGGTGATAGGCCCGAACCATACAATCGTATTTGCTGCATGAAGTGTAACCCCGTGGGATGCGGCTTGTGGTTGAATTATCAATACTTGTATATCCGGCTTTTGTTGGAAGTCTGCAAAAATCTCTGTCCGTTTCTTTGCGCTTACTGCCCCGTGTATAACGTCACACGTTATGCCTTCTTTATCCAAGTGCTTGCGTATCGTGGTTATTGCGTGTTTAAAGTTCGCAAACACCAAAGTCTTATGGCTACTTTGCCGGATAACATCCGTCATTTCTGACAACCTGTGCGAACAATCAAACTCCACCACTTCGCCAGTATCCGAATACACCGCACCTGAAGAAATCTGTAGTAGCTTATTCATCTGGATGGCGGCATTGAGCGCGGTGACTTCCTCACCTGCTGTCTGAATCAGGAGTTCTTTCCTAAGTAACTTGTAGTATTTCTCCTGTTGAACGGACATCTGCACGGTACGCTCGTTGTAGGTCATATCGGGTAAGTCCAGACATTCCTCCTTGGTGAACCTCACTGCGGGTTGTAGCACCTCATGAACTATCTGTTGCGCCTCAGGTTTGGGGATGTATCTGAACGTGCTGAGTTTCAACATCACTTTATCTCTAAAGGCCCCAGCGAAACTAGGCACAGACTTAGGGTTCAGCATCTTCGCCAGACCATACGCATCCATAGGACTCTGCGCGGCAGGTGTACCTGTCATCAGCCACAACCATGTGTCAGGTCTAATCAGACTGTTGATGATCTTCCATCGTCGGGTCGTTGCCGTTTTTAAGGCTGATGCTTCGTCACATATGATGAGGTCAAACCCACCCACCGCGATCTCATCCCGCACTGACTCCACACCGTCATAGTTAATAATCACAAACTCAGCATCGGAGTTAAGGACCTTGATCCGCTTATCTTTGGAACCATGCGCTATGTCCACTCTACGGTGCATAACGGTCTTAAACAAATCCGCACGCCATGCCGAGTCCATAATAGACAGGGGACAAATCACCAACACTCGCCGGATTACACCTTTAGATAGCAAATAGTCAGCCGCCCATGCCGCACTTGAGGTCTTCCCGGTACCCATGTCGTTTAGGCAATAGGCTCTCTGGTGCAGGGTCAAGAATCCAGACGTAACCATCTGATGCGAAAACGGTTTGTACATCCCCGGCCAGTTATACTGACCCTCAATAGGTGAGGGGACTTTCTTAAACCCAAGGTTCTGCAGGATCTTTGCATTTTGCAAAGACCATTTAACAGCTACCCGGTACCCGGCACCATTGGGCGTTGCTACTTCTTCGACAATCTGCGACTGCGGGATAACCTCAGTCACCCTATCGGGGTTGCGCGTACACAAAACCAACGCGCGGTTCTGCACAATTTCCATATATCCTCACATCATCCGCGTAGGTCGCGGAGAAACCTTAAATTAAATCGTACTCGTCAGCGTCTTCAACAAGAACTTGGAACAACTCACATTTTCCCGCATCACGAGAGAATTGCCAAGACCTAATTTTATCCCTACAAAACTTACGTTCTCTTTTCGCTACGCGAAACGTGTATTCACATAGCCCATCGAAATATCTTTCGACGACTTCCTCCGGCAAGCCCGCATCTTTCGCAAGCTGTTTGACTGCCTTGCTCTTTATAATCACTTTACTGGCTTATGATTTGACTTCCTAGGGAAGCTACGGTTTGTCTTAGGGGCCTGTAGAGTGAACCCATCCTTGTTAGACCCTCCGTTAGCGAGGGCTTTCTTGTGCGCAATATCTTTCCCTTTGCGGTTAACACCTTTCTTATCTAACTCCCTGCGGGCACGTTGCCGTTCCATGCGTGCGTCATGCGCACCGGGGCGTTTCTTTTCCAGCTTAGTCTCATGCGCATAGTCGCGCTGTTCTTTGGGGATGGGCATCTTACTCTCCGTTATGCGGACAACTCGTTACCGCACACCATTTCCTACAAAGACCGTTAGGGCGCGGGTTCCATGTACCCGTATTGTATGCGATTTCCCGATGGTTCAATAGCCCTTCCAACTCTGAAAAAATGCTAAGCCCGTATTCCGCATGGAAATTTTCTTTGATGAAGTCCTTGGATACCACAAATAATAAAGATGTTTTTAGTTTCTTTAGCTGTGGGTACTTAAGGAACAGTGCCGCCGCCATCAAAGCCAATTGCCTAGTGTCCGCATACTTCGCGCTCTTCCCCGTTTTGTAGTCTACCACCCAGCCCATATCGCCATTGATAATAACCAGATCAGCAATACCTCTAAACCAAACTTCAGGATCTTTAAAACCACAGGCCACCAACCGTCCATCAACTTTCTTAACTCCTAGTTCAATTTCACAAAACTTTTCGCCGGGGAAGGCTTGAAGGCGAGATAAATAAGACTGAATGAAACTAAACTTAGGAGGTATTTCTGAAATTTTCCCATTTAAAAAATCTTCTGCGACTTTGTGAACTTCTTTCCCATATATTGTGGCGTCTGTATCTTTGTAAGCGACTTCTTTTGTCACTCTTTCCGCTTGATACTTTCTAGGGCAAGTCTCAAACAACTTTAAAGATGAGTACGAC